TGCAAAAATCGTAGAGGGAAAATATCATGGCAATCACTAAATTTACCCAACAAAAGGATGATTCTTTTGATGACATTCAGCGCCTTATGTGCTCTGTGCATGGTTGCCCAAACCGTTGGTCGGTACACATGGAGGGCGAAAAACCTAAGTGTTCTAAGCACCAATGGGAAAAACAAGACTACAAAGCGCCCGATCTAAAAGAAGTTTTTAAGAATTCAAGCCCTGTTAAGCATTGGCAAGATGATGGGGAAGTGTTTTGATCAATAACCGTAACCAGGCTAACCAACTTCTTGACCAACATAAAGAAACACACCAACTTAGCTACATTGACACCACAGCAGCGCTTAGACTTACTGGAGACTATGAGGGTGATGGAAGCGCGGGAATGGGTGAAGAGATACCGCAAGAAAGCGAGAGACCTTGGGAAAATCCAAGCATTGGCATGGTGGTCACGGGTTTACTCGGACATCGAAAAACGGCGTGGATTAGCCGCCGCCGTTGACCTTAGAAAGCGAATGAATGAGACACGCTAAAAGAGTGGATGCAAACCAAGACCAAATCGTAATTGCCTTACGAGCTGCTGGCGCTGATGTTTGGATCATTGGCCTGCCAGTCGATCTTTTGGTAGGGTACAAATCTCAAACTTTTTTAGTTGAAATCAAACGTACCGCTAAAAGCCGTTTTACGCCGTTACAACGAGACTTTTTTGAAAGTTGGGGCGGGGGTACATTGGCAAGGATTGATAGCCCTGACGCGGCTCTACGCATGATTGGAGTATTAAAGTGAAACCCGAAGAAGCGGCGCAAGCCATCCGAGACAAAGCGCCAGCTTACGGCGAGGCTAAAGCACAAAGGGTTTACCTTGAGGAATTTCGCAAAAGCCAAAAAGCTTTGTTGATGCGGGATGCCTTAGAAATGGGCTTTGAAGCGGCAAATGCACAAGAAAGGGAAGCCTATGCCGACCCTGTATATGCAAAATTGTTAAGAGGATTGGCTGCGGCAATTGAAAAAGAAGAAACCCTTAAATGGGAAATTGAGGCGGCTAGGCTTGACATAGAAATTTGGCGCACACGCGAGGCCACTAACCGGATGCAGGACAAGGCCCACCAATGAAATGCCCCGAATGCGGGACTTGGACTATCGTAAAAGAAACCCGAATAAGCACAGGAAACACACGGCGGCGGCGTTTAGAGTGCGCTAACGAACACAGATTTACCACTTTGGAGACCATAGTTGTACCAAAAACATCAATACATAAGAAGCAAAAAACTTTTAAAGCTAGTGGCGGGGCTTGATTGCCAAGCCTGCGGGTCAGGCAATATGGTGCAGGCAGCACACACAAACTGGGGTGGCGGCAAGGGTCGAGGGGTTAAGGCTGACGACAATCTAGTGGCGGCTTTGTGCCTTAAATGCCATTATGAGATTGACCAAGGCAAAGAGTTAAGCCGAGAAGAACGGCAAGAAAAGTGGCAAAAGGCGCATATGGCAACGGTAAAAAAACTGTACATACAAGGCAATTGGCCTGTTGACGTACCCATTCCAGCGTTTACAATAGATGTGCAGTTGTCTCATTTGCAGGGGCATTGACCCCTGCTTTTTTTAGGGTAAATATGAAAAAAGACGTTGCCGATTTTATTTCCACGTTGTTTCACAGCTCAACGGTGACGCACTTTATGCACTTAAGCACCGATTCATATGCCGTGCATAAGGCTTTAGGTAAATACTACCCTGCCATTGTTGAACTAGCTGACAGTTATGCAGAGGCTTATTCGGGTTGTTACGAAAAGATCAAGGATTTTCCTGAGAACTTTCACAATGCCAAAGACCCTGTTAAATACCTAACAAGTATCAAAGATTACGTTTATAAAAACCGCAAGGCTTTGCCTGACAACACTGAGCTGCAAAATATTGTGGATGAAATAGCCGCATTGGTTGATAGCACAATTTATTTATTGTCATTCAAATGATCAGGATATTTGCTGGCTATGACCCAAGGGAAGCTGTTGGTTACCATGTGTTTTGCCAAAGCCTGATTGAGCGTACCAGCGAGCCTGTAGCCATTACACCGCTATACGGCACACAGCGGGACGGCACTAACGCATTTACCTATCAGCGGTTTCTAGTCCCCTACTTTACAAACTTTACAGGTAGGGCAATATTTTTGGATGCCAGCGATATGCTGATGTTGGCAAACATAGACAATTTGAGTAAGCTATTTGACCCAACCAAGGCGGTGCAAGTTGTTAAGCATGAGTATCAGACCAAGCACCTAAGAAAATATATCGGTACACCGATGGAAGCGGCGAATCGGGATTACCCCCGAAAGAATTGGTCAAGTTTAATACTTTGGAATTGCGATCACCTAAGAAACAAGGTGCTTACACCCGAATTTGTGGACGACCATTCAGGCGCAGAGCTTCACCGATTCAATTGGTTACCGGATTCCCTTATCGGTGACCTACCAAAAGAGTGGAATGTGCTAGTGGGCGAGCAAGAGAACAAGAACGCCAAGATAGCGCATTACACGTTAGGCATCCCTGAGTTTGATCATTACCAAAACTGTGACTTCAGCAAGCAATGGTTTAACACCAAAAGCCGTATGATGAATGGCCTGATTAAAATGAAGGAGTTAGAGCATGGATAAAGAAGAAAAAATGGCTAGAGCCTTGGTTAATTTAAACACCAAAAAGGATAAAGACCAACAGCTTTACACCCAAACCATGATGGATCAGCTAAATCGCATGAAAAGCAACCGTGTGGGGCAACTGGGTGTAGGTAATGATTTGGGATATGCAGATGTTAGGGCTTACCAAAATCCTAATGCCATACAAGGAGCTGTAGGAGCATACACGCCAATTGGCAATTTGGAATATGCAAGAACAGCCGACCCTATGGGTGTGGGCAACAGCCTATCTTTCAGTAATCAAATGCCGGTTGGTAATGGAATGGCTCTAGTTGATTTGTTAAAAAGTTTAAACACTCCTGAACGCACAACATCTCTTGGTTACAACGCCCCAATGGGTGACGGTCAATTTCAGGCAAGAGCTACAACAGGCCAAGATGCTGAACGCCAAAAAATAAAAGAGATGCAAATGCAATACTTGCAACAACTTAACAAAAACATGGGCGTTGGCGTATATGGCAAAAAGACACCTTACGACCAAAGCATAGGGTTGCAAGTACAAGGTAGATTTTAGTAAAAATAATGCTAAATAACTATGTCAACAACTAAAGTAGTCACTAGTAGAAAGAAAGCGGGGGGAAGAGCTGCGGGTGTGCCTAACAAGACCACACAACAGGCAAGGGAGGCGATTGCTTTGTTTGTTGATGGTAACGCACACAGATTGGCAGAGTGGCTAAATGAGGTCGCTAAGGGCGTTCCTGAGCATGACATCAAACCCAACCCTGCCAAAGCCTTTGAGCTGTTCCAAAGCGTAGTTGAATACCATGTACCCAAGTTGGCTAGGACGGAGATCACCGGCAAGGATGAGGGGCCGGTAGAAATGGTGGTGACATGGGGCGGCGTGAAGTAATATTGCCCTATAGCCCAAGGGCGGCATTTATGCCATTCCATAACAGGATAGAGCGTTGGTCTTGTTTAGTTGCCCACCGTAGGGCGGGAAAGACCGTAGCGGCTATCAACGACCTAATTAAGCGAGCTATTACCCAGGGCAACAGATCGGCTCAATATGCCTACATTGCACCATTCCGTAGTCAAGCCAAGCGGGTGGCATGGGATTACCTCAAGTATTACGCTGCGCCTGTGACCAAAGCCACAAACGAATCCGACCTATCGGTGGAGTTGGTGAACGGCGCAAAGATCATGCTGTTTGGCTCGGACAATGCGGACGCAATGCGTGGTATGGGATTTAACGGCGTTTACCTTGATGAATACGGCGACTTTAAACCTAGCGTTTGGGGTAACGTAATACGTCCAACGCTATCAGACCGGCTAGGTTGGGCGGTGTTTGGTGGTACGCCAAAGGGCAAAAACCAATTTCATGACATTTACAAAGTAAGCCAAGTAGTGCCGGATTGGTTTCTGTTAAGGCTACCTGCCTCAGTTTCTAAGCTATTGCCCGACTCGGAATTGCAAGCGGCGCAATCACAATTAAGCCAAGACCAATACGACCAAGAATATGAATGTAGCTTTGATGCTGCTATCCTTGGGGCGTTCTATGGTCAAGAGATGCGCCAAGCTCAAGATGAGGGCAGGATTCGTGAGCTACCCTTTGAGCCCGAGTCACCTGTTTACACCGCATGGGACTTAGGTTATCGGGACGACACCGCTATTTGGTGGTATCAAGTTGTCAGGGGCGAAGTTAGGGTAATGGACTATTACGCCGTGTCAGGGGCAAGCATTGAGGAAATAGCCAATGCGGTTAACGCCAAAGGCTACCGATATACCCGCCATTACTTACCGCATGACGCAAGAGCTAAAACCTTAGCCTCGGGGGGTAAGTCCATTGTCGAGCAATTAGCTGCACACCTTGGCGGCATGAGCAAGTTAGCCATCGTGCCTGAAATTGGCATACAAGACGGCATCCAAGCGGTTAGGATGATCCTGCCAAACTGTTACTTTGATTCTAGATGCGATGAGGGTTTGGAAGCGTTAAGGCAATATCAGCGGGAATATGATGAAGATAAGAAAACTTTTCGTCAAACTCCTCGCCATGATTGGTGCTCACACCCCGCAGATGCGTTTAGAATGCTTGCAGTAGCCTATAGACAAGAGGCAAAAGATCAGACACCGCCCAAGGGCAAGACCCTGCAAACCATCACACTTGATGAGCTGTGGGACTACGAGATACAACATAAAGAGGAGCGTATATGAGCCAGCCAGTAGCAGAAGTAGGTGCATATAAAAACATGACGGCATCAGGTGCTGTCACAACAGGCCCATGTCAATTGCTTGGTTTTTACGTCAATAACACTACCGCAGGCACAATGGTGTTAACCGATGGCGGCGCAAGTGGCACAGTTGTTTCTGGAACAATCACCCCCGCTATCGGGTTTCATAGATTTCCTGCAAACATTGGAACAAGCCTTTACTTTACCGAGGGCGGTATATTGGATGTGACATTCTTCTTTGCCAGCGGTAACTGATCATGTACGACGAAACCGGCGCGTATGAGGGCGAGGACGCTGGCCCTTATTGGCACGATCAAATTGAGACCGCAATCAAGATATTTGATAAGTGGGAAAAGCGTGGTCAAAAGGTTGTTAAGCGTTATCGGGATGAACGTGATGCTATAGAAATGCCAAGGATGAAGTTCAACATCCTATGGTCAAACATCCAAGTGCTTTACCCCGCCTTGTATGGTCGCCAAGCCAAGCCCGAGGTTTCACGCCGATACATGGATCAAGACCCCGTGGGTCGCCTTGCGTCCACCATGCTTGAGCGTGTCATGGAATATGAAACCACCCAATTCGGTGACTTTGATGCGGCAATGAGTGGCGCAGTGCAAGACCGATTATTGCCTGGTCGAGGCACGGCATGGATTCGCTATGAGCCTGTCATTGTCAATGATCGCCCCGAGTCAGTTGAGGGTGAAGAACAAGACGAATCGCAGGTATATAACACCGTAGAAGACCCAACCGAGCGTATTGATGCGGCGCATAGCCCAATTGATTACGTCTACTGGGCTGACTTTTTGCATTCACCGGCTCGGACATGGGATGAAGTTTGGTGGGTAGCTCGGGCGGTCTACATGACCAAGGAAGAGGGTGTAGAGCGCTTTGGGGACGTATTTAAAAACGTCAGCCTGACTAGCTCCAACACCGACATGGACGGTAAGAATCCCATGACCGCCAAGATGACCTATGACAAAAAGGCGATGGTCTATGAGATTTGGAATAAGCGCACGGCAAAGGTTTGTTGGATTGCCAAAGGTTATCCACAGGCGCTAGATGAGAGGGATGACCCGCTAGAGCTTGATGAGTTCTTCCCATGCCCCAAGCCGTTGATGGCAACCACTACCACCGGCTCAATGATTCCTGTACCCGACTTTTGCGAGTACGAAGATCAGGCACAAGAACTAGATAACTTAACGCAGCGCATTTACTTGCTGACTAAAGCCTGTAAAGCTGTGGGCGTGTTTAATGCCGAGTTTAAAGAGTTAGCTCGGATGTTTAGCGAGGGCGTAGATAACAAGCTATTCCCTGTGACCGCATGGGCGGCAATGTCGGAAAAAGGCGGCTTAAAAGGCGCTATCGACATGATGGATACCTCGCAGATCATTATTACCTTGCGCGAGTTGTATGCGGCAAGGGAGCAAGTTAAGCAGTCGATTTACGAAATCATGGGCATATCGGACATCTTGCGTGGATCGTCCAAAGCCCAAGAAACGCTTGGTGCTCAACAACTTAAAGCCAACTTTGGTAGCTTGAGGTTAAAGAGTAGCCAAGGCGATGTGGCTAAATTTGCTACCGACATTTTCAAGCTCAAGGCGCAAGTTATATGTAAGTTTTACCCGCCCGAGTTAATTGTTGAAATGTCGGGTGTAATGAACACGCCGGATGGTCAAGACCCGCAGATGTTGCAAGCGGCGTTGCAAATGTTGTCTAACAGCACCATACGCGACTTTCACATTGCGGTTGAGGCTGACAGTTTGGCTCAGATTGATGAGCAGGCAGAAAAGCAAGGCGCACAAGAGGCAATAGGAGCTATCGGTGCATTCTTGCGTGAGGCAATCCCTATGGTTACCCAAGCGCCCGACACGTTGCCTATGGTTTCCGAAATGCTATTGTTCTTGGTGCGCCGATACAGGGCAGGCCGTGGGTTAGAAAGCGCAGTAGAAAAGGCCATGAAAGCCTTGCAAGATAAAGCAGATGCGGCTAAACAACAACCGCCAAGCCCACCGCCTGAGATGATCCAAATGCAAGCAGATCAACAAGCTGAGCAGATGCGGATGCAGGCACAAGCGCAAACTGAACAGATGAAGATGCAAGCGCAGGCTCAAATTGAGCAAGGCAAAGCACAGCTTGAAATGCAAATGCAACAAGCCAAAACGCAAGCTGAAATGCAATTGGCGCAAATGAAAGCGGATTTTGAAACCGCTAAACAAAACAACGAACTTCAAATTAAAGCCCGAGAAATGGCTGGAAAGGAAGAATATGAACGATGGAAAGCAGAACTTGATGCAGCAACTAAGATCATGGTGGCAAGGATTGGTAGCAACCCTGGTGTCGACTTACCAGTTGTTGAAGCAGCGGCTGCACAAATAACCAACGAACTAGGCGGCACAATTGTTCAAGCAATGGACAAAATAACCGCCTTGCATGACAACATGGCAAACCTACATGGCGAATCAATGCAAAACATTGGCGCTGCCATGCAAAGGCTTAACGCACCCAAGAAAGTTATCAGGGGTGCTGATGGTTTAGTAATAGGCGTGGAAACAGTATGAGCCTTGTCTTAGCCGATCGGGTTAGACAGACCACTACCTCAACAGGTACAGGCACGATTACGCTAGACGGCTCGGTTGATGGCTTTCAGTCATTTTCTGTGATTGGCAACAACAATACGACTTATTACACCATTTCAGGCGGTACGCAATGGGAGGTTGGGATTGGGACTTACTTTAGCGGCACGTTAGCTAGAACAACCATAATCTCTTCATCAACAGGCTCAATACTTAATCTTGCGGCAGGTGCAAAGGATGTGTTTGTTAGCTACCCTGCTGAAAAATCGGTTAATCAAGATGCCAATAACCGTGTTTTGATACCTTACACATCAGGCACAACCAATGTTGGCTCTTTAAATGTTGGTGACGCAACTGTACACACCGATTCAGGGGTAATAGCAGGATTTACGGCAAGTGAGCCTTTATACCTTTACACAAGCCTGCAAAACACAAGCGCCAGCAATACCAGTTACGCAAGCTATGCTGTCAATGACGGCGGTCATACGGCTTACAGCGAACTTGGAATAAATAACGCAAATTACAGTTACGCGGCTGCTGGGTATCCTAACAATGGATTTTCTTTACCTTTAGCAAGTTTTGTTGAATCGTATGGTGGCCCATTGGTTATGGGTAGTTGGGACAACCAAAAGATCAGTTTTATCATCAATGGCGCAGTCAGCACAACAGACGCTGTAACCATTAACACCAATGGATCGGTAGCGTTTAATGGTCAAGTGGGTACTGCGGGACAGGTTTTGCAATCCAATGCTACATCTGCCCCGACTTGGGTTGATGCCGCCGCTAAATGGGGAACGTAAGTGTTTGGCATATCAGCTTTTTGTCAAACGGCTTTTGCAAGCATTTCTGCCGCCGCAGCGCCTATACCTGTTGAAATCCCTTTAGGTGGTCACTTTGGCTTTGACGAAAAAAAGCGTGATGAATTATGGGCTAAAGACAAAAAACTAGAAGCGCAACGTAAGCTAAAACTGCAAGAGGCATTGTTTGGTTTACCGCCCGAGGTAAGGGAAGAGATCACTTCAGCACCCGCGCAAACAATAGAGGTTGCGGCTAGAAAACAAATTGATTATGATTCGTTAATGCAAAGGGTCAAAGACCTTGAAATGCGTGTTAAGCGAAAACGTGATGAAGAAGAAGTTGCAATGCTTTTGGAGTTAATGTGAAAAGAACTTGGGTTTATCCATCAGACGGCAGCGAAGCCTATGAGGTTACAAGGGGTGAGTACCGAGATGAAGCGATGGCCTCGGTGAGAGGTGACATTGCGCCTTTCATGTCGCCCGATGGTGTAATGATTGAGGGTCGAAAGCAATGGCGTGAGCACTTAAAGCGCACCGATTCGATTGAAATGGGTCACTCTGACGTTAAGTATGCACAGCAAGAATGGAACAAGAAGAAAGAAGCGCACCGAGACCGATTGCGTGGTCAACTGGCTACGGTGCAGGAGTTTGATCGACCAGGCGCACCGATTGCACCTGTTAAGATGTCTAACCTTAACGTAGAGATGGCAAACCGGCTACATAACCGCCCAATGCCCGAGCGTAAAGAAATGATCAAAATGACTTTGGAACAAATGAAAAGGATGAAGTGATGGAAAACGAAGTTGTCGCACCCGACACAGTAGAAACACCAGCACCCGAAACCCAATCGGTAGAAACGCCCCAAACGGCAGCAGAGCCGCAAAGCCGAGCCGATACCATTCGTGAGGCATTAACCAAAGCACCGACAAACCGTGGCAAACACGCCGCTACCCAACCCCGAGAGGGGGGGAAGTTTGC